AAGATCAGCACCAGAGAAACCAGGTGTGCCTCTTGATACAACTCTTAGATCAACATCAGGTCCAATCGGAACCTTGCGGCAATGAACTTTCAAAATCTTTTCACGACCGATAAAGTCTGGATTAGGTACCTGAACTTGACGATCAAAACGACCAGGACGAGTTAGTGCCTTATCTAGAACATCCACACGGTTGGTGGCAGCAATAACAATAACACCTTCATTATCATTGAATCCGTCCATCTCAACAAGCATGGCGTTTAGTGTCTGATCTCTTTCGTCGTTACCAGAGATACCGTTAGCACGAGAACGACCAACAGCATCGATTTCGTCAATGAAGATAATGCAAGGAGCATTCTTCTTGGCTTGCTCAAACATATCACGGACACGAGAAGCACCAACACCAACGAACATTTCAACAAAGTCAGAACCTGAAATACTAAAGAACGGAACACCCGCTTCACCGGCAACTGCTCTTGCTAATAGTGTCTTACCCGTTCCAGGAGGTCCGACAAGTAGAACACCCTTAGGAATCTTACCACCTAGTCGTTCAAACTTATGTGGATCTTGTAAAAACTCTACAACTTCCTGTAAGTCTTCTTTTGCTTGATCTACACCAGCAACATCTTCAAAAGTCTTAGTACCACTTGCTTCTGTCAGCAACTTTGCTTTTGATTTACCAAAAGACATTGGACCGCCCATGCCCGGACCTTGTCTTCGTGATAGGAAGATCCAAAGACCAAAGAAGAATACAACTGGTAATAGATTTAGAAATAGATTAGTCCAAAAAGACGATTCAGGACTATCTGACTTGACCGTGATGTGAACCTTATGTTCCTCTAGTTTAGGCATAAGGTTTGTAAGGGATGCGACATATGTGGTGAACGTTCTATTGTCGCTTGTATAATGACCCATGACTTGACTACCGTAAATAGTAATGTCATGGACATTGTTACGTTCCACTTGTGTCATAAAGTCTGTATAGGCAATTTCATTAGCGGTGTTACGACCTCTTGACTCCATAGTAAAGGCAAAGAGAATAGCACCAATAAGTAAAAATGCCACCCAAGGTATAAGTTTTTTCATATTATATTCCTATACTGTTTCAACCTGTAAGGCTTCGTTATAAACATCAATCATAAACTTTTTCATTCTACTATTATCTACAGGTAATGTCAACCCCTCAACATACTTTTTTAGTATTGTTACGGTATCTTCTGCTTCATCTATTTCATCCGATTCTTCATTCTCTAATAGAACTGTAGGGTCTTCTACTATCTGAATATCTAAAGGACCTACTTTATAGATAGAGTCAAAGAGCAAATCAAATGCGTATGGATTACTTTTATTTATGACGACCAGTTTGACATAGCAATCTTTATACTTACTGAAATCTGTGTTCTGAATTTTCTCTACAATATCAGGATTAGCAACATCATCATACTTAGCAATACGAAACATTCTGTAAGGATTCTGAATAAATTCTAGAACTTTAGATTCAGTATCCAAGACTGAAAATCCTCTAGGGTCCGAGTAATCATGCCAAGTATATTCACCAAAGGCACCAATATAAGTAATATTGCCAACAGTGCTACGGTGGTGATAGTGACCAGAGTAGACCGCATCAAAGTTTTCAAATAGTTTCCTGTCAAGCCCATGATCTGATATTAATCCTCTATGCATTGTGAAACCGTTTAACTCAAGGTGTCCCATGAGTATAGATGCCTTGGGATGCTTGATTGCTTCCATTGACTCGTTATAGTTAGAGTCTGTAATCCAAGGCATCAACTGAATGTCTAGGCCATCGATAGATATAACGCTAGGAGTAGAATGAGTCCTAATGTGACGAAATCGTCCAGATACAACTTCGGCGAGGGCATTGACCTCGTGCGTATCCTTGTAATAAGAGTCGTGATTGCCTTGTATAATGTGAGTTTCAATGCCTCTCTCCTCTAATGGTTCAAAGAAGTCTTCTCGCAATCTCTTGGCGGACATGAAATTGATATACTTGCGGCGATCATAGATATCACCAAGATGAATTACATGCTTGATGCTATGCTTATCAATATAGTCAAAGAACCATTGCCAACATTTCTTTTGATACAACTGAAATGCCGGATTATCATTTCTAACTCCAGCATGTGTATCAGTCGGCATAGCAATCATCGCCATAACTTTTCCTTTATCTCATAATATATATTCTTGGACACAGTATATACTAAAAAGATGATTTCGTCAATCTTCTCGGGTAGCCACTTTATACGTTTCAAGTTCCGATTCCCTTAGCCATCCAAGATTTATCATTCGTCGCATTATCTTTTCTTTATCTTGCTTAGTCAAAGGTACAGGTTCTACAACTTTATCACAGAACCATTCTATATTCCTATCTACCTCGGCGACGAAATCATCTATGTCCATTATCTTTGTCCTTTACCATATCTCGGCGGTTTCATGGTACCCATCTCAATATCGTAATCAACGATTGCCTTTTCGCAGGCTCGTCTAATTGATTCCAGTCTCATACGATAGTTACCACGAACATGCACCCGTTCTTTCTTATCTGATAAGGTAGCAATCAGGGTTTGAACCTGAAATGGAACCTCAAACTGTTGATTCTCTTCCTTCGTTGTCATCATCTTCTCCTACAAACTTTTCAAGACCTTCTTTGGCTAACTTTCTCTTTTCCTTTTTGGCCTTTTCCCTTGCCTCAAAATTCTTAATAAACTCATTAAGATTATCATACATTGTAGAGGAAATCAAGTGATTGTCGTCTCCGTCTACCATAAGCGATGCATCAGGTGTATCCAATACAGATTCCTGAAACTTCTTATACATTATATATCTATTCTTTTCTTCTTTTGAAATGCGCCTATGAAAAGCATAGTAAATGATTTGTGTGAAGTATGCGAAAGGATTTTGACTGATCTCCGGATTGAAGTTGTCAAAGTAAAGGAAGCAGTTCTCTAATGCGTCAGATTTCATCTCATCAATAAAAGAATAGTTCATGAACCTAGGCTTACGAGCCAAGTTTTCGGTAATCAGCCAAATACACTTACCACAATACTCTGTGACACGAGGCTTTTCACGACCTTCATCCGATGCCTCTTTACATCTTCTCTTATAATCTAAGATATCCTCTAGAAACTTTTGATTATCTACATAGTGGTTTGGTTTTTTTGCCATAGAAAGACCTTTGTTAAAGTTCACACATTATATCACATAAAAAACTTTTGTCAACGGGATTTTTCCCTTGACAAGTTTTTCAACTTAGGTTATAATGACCTCCGTAACCAACCACCAGATGCAGTCTGGCGAGCGAAGCGAGACAAACTTGCGAAGCAAGTTTTCTACTGTTGTTGCTCACTTAACAAAGCCTGGTTCGGTTAGCATCGTGAGTTTGTCTATTTGCTTCTTAAGCACAGGACCCCTGTCGGGCCATTTGATAATAGGCTGATCGGAATTCTTTGCTAGGTTCTGTAATAGCGGTAGATAAATCTTACGAATAGCATTCAATCTATTCTTTAGATCAGTGATTTCGTCCGACGCAGGTGCTAATGCCTGTGCTGCTATTTCATCTTCACTTCCGAATGAAAATCCGAAATCATCTGTTAAGTCTTTATCATCAAATGTTAAGTATGGATTAGTTTCTGTTGCCATTAGTGCATGGTCCTCTTGCTACCTATTTTTTCCATAATCTTGTTATATAATTCATATTCTTCCTCGTCAGTCATACCGGAAGATTCTTGCGGTTCAGGTTCCTCCTGAACATACTGACTCTTATCAGTATATGTCTGAACACTATCCCAATAGTATATATTCATCTTCTCAGAGACATCTGTGATAAGCATAACATCCTCTGCATGTATAGTGAAAATCTGTTCGTCACAAATCTTTGGAAACACCCACGGCATAAACATAACAGACAAATATCCGGTAGTTTCTGTCGGCATGTAAACAACCTTAAGAGGATGACAGAGAGTATAAACAATACCATCTTCATCCTCCATCTCTATTGTTTCAGCAATCACATCATCACCATTTTGCAAACGTAGGAACTTTGCAATAGGTCTATCATCAGACATAGTTTATCCTTTCATGGATATTTTGTAGATTTTGAACTTGAACTGTTCTTCACTATAGGTTTTAAGTCTTTCAAAGAAATGTTTGAGGGTAAAGTTTTCTCTGGCCTTCCACTTAAAGTCGTCGGCAATGTCATAGAGGGTGGCGGATTTCTTTGTGTCACTAACCCTAAGACCTCTACCGATTGATTGTAAGTTACGAATCTTGGACTTGGAAGGAGATGCAAAGACCACATTATCGAGGGCCACAATGTTAGTGCCAGTGCTAAGAACACCAACGGACCCAACAATAATGGCAGATGACTCGCTTTCAATAATTCTACGAATTTCTTCTCGGTCTTCAACGTCTGTTCCTCCGTGTATAAAAAATATTTTTCTTCCATCTTTCGCCTTTTTCTTTATCATGTCATATAGAATCTGTCCGTGAGATTCTACGTAGTTAAACAATAGCAGGGTGTTTCCTTCTAGAGATAGAGCAAGATTAACAATAAACTTGTTTCTCTCTGGAGAAGATACAATATATTTAATTTCATCCTGATAACTTGCTGACTTCATATACTGACATTCTTCCTCACCATATTTTAGAATAAGACATTTGATTGTCAGTTCTGCCAACTGCTTCTTCTTCATAAGTTCCGCAGATGTAGTAGCACGATAGACTTGACCGAACAATCCCATCAACTGCCATTCATGTGACTTGGCACCAGATAATGTTCCTGTTACACCTAATCTGTATTCAGCCTTGGTGCATTTAGATACAATCTCAGTTAATGCCTTGGCCTGTGCTTGATGCACCTCGTCGCATATAACATAGTCAAACTTTTGGAAATATTCTTTAGGTAATCTTTGTAGTGACTGCCATGTAGATATGATTATAGGATGTTGTGAGTCCTTATCCTTGCCTGAATATACTCTCCAACAATACTTGAACATATCTTTACCGTTCTTTACAGAATAGTCCTGAAAGTCTGAAAACATTTGTTCAACAAGTGCTGATCGAGGAACGATTAAGAGTCCTCGTTTTCCTTGCTTGAGGAGGTAGTTGCATACAAGATATAGCAACAAAGACTTGCCAGAACCAGTGGGAGATAATACAATCCTTCTCCGAGATCGAATAGCATGAACGAATGCATCCAACTGATAGTCTCGGGGAGGATGTTTTGGATTGAGTGCATCAACAAATTCTTTAGCCTCTTCTATTGAAAATGAGTTGTCAAGGTCTTCATCTGCATATTCATAAGTATACCCTCTATCAGTTATCCATTGTAGAACTTGTGGTGCAAGTCCACGATAGATTACACGAGTTGCAGGATTGAACAATCTTAGATAACCATCCCAGAGTTTCTGCTTGTAAGAAGGAACAAACTGAAACCCTGGTGGACGAAACGAGAATGCATCTCTAAGTTCCCATGCAATACTTTCATCGCATTGGACCTTGATGTATGTTTCGTCATGATTATATAAGATCAAATGATTCATTATTTACCTGAAGTGAGTTGAAGATACTTTGTGTAGTTGCCTAGATCCCATGTTCTATTATGTAAAGACTTTAATACACCTTCACAATAAGACACGATTTCTTCGTGGGCAACTTTCTTGAGTAACAGTTTATTTAGTTCTTTGTCAGTCTCAAGTTTACGAGCAATTTGAGGATTAGATAGAATATGCTGCATAGGCTCCCATCCACGTTCCTCAAGTTCTTCCTGCGTAAGATGACCAAGGTAGTAATCTTCACGAAGACCTTTGAGTAGTTTATAGTCTGCTTCCATCTTACGCACAAGATGCCTATGGTAAGACATTACGTTTAGATATTTACCGTGCAGGTGGGAGATTTTTAGAAGTTCTTTTTCCATGGACGAAGCATCAATAACGGAATCTTCCGCCCATGAGGACATGAGTATTTCAATAGTTACCGGTGGTTTCATAATTAATCCTTTCAGCAGACTTTCATTATATCACATCAAAATCTGAAAGTCAAAGTCTTTCTAATTCAAAGCGGTCGTAGCGGAATGTAATGTCACAGGTAGGAATAGTGTCAGCATCTACCTTGGTATCAAAGTTAATACCGCTGAGAGAGGTAGGATGACAGTTAAGGAACTTGATACGCAAATTAGGATTGTTAGAGTTTGTGTTAATAGTTAGATAACCATCATAGTATAGACCAATGGCAGGATTAGCAATAGTCTTGCGTAGATATTCTTGGTATTCTTTTGGACGTGTTAGACCTTGTATCCACTTGTAAGACTCTTCCCATATTCTCAAGTCTTCATCAACCAATGCTGTTAGTGTTAGACCCTCATATACAAGTTTATCACCATGACGATATGTTGCTGAGAATGGAGTAGGCACTAAAACTTCATTTGTTGATACGGTGGGTAGTATTGCAGTCTGACAGAAATACTTTAGAAATGGCATGTCAGGAATAATGAAAGTATATTTCGTGCTTTGTAGCAACGATGTATTTTCTGGTGTGTTCTTTGTATATTCTTCAAATGCCATGGTAGTCCTCCATACTATATTTAGCAGACATAAAAAAAGCAGGGCCGAAGCCCTGCTCTTAGTTATTGGCTTTCGCCACGCACCCAACTTAGGTTAGGTTGCGAACACGGAAGATACGGTAATAGATGTTAGCCTGATTGGCTGTGTTTCTATCACCAACAACGCCGTCACCAGCAGCGGTAGCAAATGGGTTTGCAACCATGCCGTAACGTGTCTTGAAGCCAATCTTTGGCTGGAATGTATCCTGACCGATTGCACGAACCATCTGTAGTGGAACGTATGGACAGTAGAATAGACCAGCATCGAATGGAGAAGAACCACGATAACCAACTGTAACTAGTTCGTCACCGTTTGCAGAACCACCGAAGTAAGGATCGATGTAAACCTTGATACGACCATGTAGCATACCAACGAAGGTGTTGCCTGTGTCGTC